ACTTAGAATTAGAAACAATCAGCAAATCTTTAGTTCGTACCAAAATCAATATGACAATTTCAGTAGCAGTTGCTTACAACTCAAATCCAGCAAGTCTGGACAATATCGAGCAACTTATTATGAGTGTTCTCAAGGTAATTCCATCAGGATATATCGTGAGTTCGGTCGAAAGACCAACAGTTACACAAGTTGGAGCATCAACGCTGCTTATTGCAGATGTTCGAGTTTCTACCTACTACACACAAACCGCATAAGGAGAAATCATGGCAACCGTAGTAATTACCGGTCGTGATGTTTCGTTGTCTTTCACAGGTGGAACAGACATCGAAGCACAGGCGACAAACGCAGTTCTAACCAAAGAGTTTGATCGTCAAACTTACCAGACACTTGATGGCGAAGCCTACAAAGTTGTAAACGTATCTGGATCATTCCAACTGGATATGCTTTCCGATTGGGGAAAGGCTAATTCAGTTTGCGAAGCAATCTGGACAGCGTGCGACACAGCACCAAACTCAGAAATCAGCATTACACTTACAGCTGCAACTGGAGCACAATTTGTGTTCCCAGTATTGCCAGTTTACCCAACCGCAGGTGGCTCAGGAGTAGATGCTCAAACAGTATCTTTCACATTCCCAGTCGCTCGTGGCGAAGTTACTGAAACATTTAGTTAAGAAATAAAACGGGAGCAAACAAATGAAATTACCAATAACAATTGAATACAACTCAGGAGAGCAAGCCACTTACATAGCCCAACCTCCTGAGTGGGCGAAATGGGAGAAACAGACAGGAAACACGATTGGACAAGCCAAAGAAAAAATTGGCATGTGGGATCTTATGTTTTTGGCTTATCATGCCCATAAGCGTGCAATTGCTGGAGACAAACCAGTCAAGCCGATGGATGCCTGGATGGAAACAGTTGCCGATGTAATTGTCGGTGATGCGGATGACCCAAAAGTCATCCAGAAGGAAGCGTAAGCCGTTTACTTGTTGCGGTGGCAATAGCCACCCACATACCAATGAGTGAGTGGACAAGCGCAGAAGATTTGTTAACTGCAGTCGAGATTTTAAAGGAGCGAGGAAATGGCTAATGATTCCAAAATTGCCTATGACAAATCCGACCTCCGCGATGTCTACAAAGCGTTCAAACTTATGGATGATCAAGCAACGGATGAAGCAAGAAGGCAGTCTGCTGCTTTGGCGTATTTTGCATCAGAAGAAATTAAGGCTGCAGCTGGCAACAGAACAAAAGGCACAAAAGCAACGCAAAGAATTGCTAATGGCGTATCAATCAAGAAATCATCAAAAATTGGTGAGTTCAGTTACGGCTTCGCACGTCAAAAGTTTTCAGGTGGTGCTACTACACAAACCCTATGGGGTGGTTATGAGTTTGGTTCAAATAAGTTCAAACAGTTCCCTTCATATAGTGGACGGCAAGGCAGAGGTAGTCGAGGATGGTTTATCTATCCGACCCTTCGCAGAATTCAGCCTGAATTAGTAAACAAATGGCAAGAATCATTTGAGCGCATTCTTAAGGAGTGGACATAATGGCAAGAGATAATCGCACGTTAAAATTATCGATCCTTGCTGATATTGATGATCTTAAAAAGAAACTAGATCAAGCCGATAATACAGTACAACAAAGTTCAAACAAAATCTCTGATTTTGGCAAAAAAGCGGCTGCTGCATTTGCGGTTGCAGGAGCGGCTGCTGGCGCATTTGCTATATCTGCTATAAAAAACGCAATTGAAGATGAAGCGTCACAAAGAAAATTACAAGAAACAATTAGGGCATCTACAAACGCAACTGAAGCGCAAACTGCTGCGGTCGCTGAGTATATTGACACAACATCGAGATCAATCGGAGTTACTGATGATGTACTTAGACCATCTCTGGCTCGCCTTATTAGATCTACAAATGATACTGAAAAAGCACAAAAGTTATTAAACCTTGCTTTAGATATTACTGCTGCTACTGGAAAACCTTTAGAGGCAGTTAGCAACGCTTTAGGTAAAGCATACGACGGAAATTCTCAAGCATTAGGTAGGCTTGGTTTAGGTTTAGATGCAAACATATTAAAGTCTAAAGATTTTGATTTGGTTTATCAATCATTACAAGACACCTTTGGTAACTTTGCAGAAAACGAAGCCCAGACTTTAGAAAAAAGATTTGCTAGATTACAAATTGCAGTCGATGAAGCAAAAGAAAGCATAGGCGCAGCCTTATTGCCACAAATAGAAAAATTAGTCACTTTTCTACTTGAAACTGGAATACCAGCATTAGATGGTTTTATTGCAGGACTAACTGGCGATGAAGGATTGGTGGCTGGGCTTGAAGAAAGCCAAAAAGGTTTTGCTACCTTTGGCAAAATAATTGCAGCAACGGCTGGAATTATTTCAGGGTTTATTACATTCGTAAGAGAAGCGGTTGGCTTACTTGTAGAGTTTGCTAATCAAGCAATTAGAGTTATTAACATAGTTAAACCAGGTACAGATATTGGATACATACCAAACCCATCACTTACAGGGTCAATGCTTGGTCAATCAGCTGCAAGCGTTCCAACAAGCACTGGGCTAGATAGAAACCCAACAGCAAGAGCAACGACAGTTAATAACATTACAGTCAAGGCAGTAGATTCAGAAGGCGCAGCTAGAGCGGTTGCAAAGGTATTAACTAAATCATCAGCCAGATCAATCCCGGCACTTGATGGTGCAAGTATTAGACGATTCCAGCAATGAGTAATTTCACGCCTGATTGGCGATTATTAATTAATGGTGTTGATTACACAAACGTAACCATTTCAGATATATCTCACCAATCTGGTCGAGAAGATATTTACATTCAACCTAACCCGTCATACATGGAAATTGCTTTGGTTGCTTTAGAAGATGAAAACTATGTATTTGATATTAACGATTCGCTAACTCTACAAGTCAAAGATAGTACTAACACTTATGTAACTTTATTTGGTGGCAACATTACAGACATAAGCACATCAGTTAGCGTTACTGGATCGGTTGGCAAAGTTTATTCATATAACCTAATTGCGATGGGTTCCCTTGCTCGCTTGGCTAAAACAATCAGCGAAGGCGTTTTATCACAAGATCAAGATGGCGACCAGATTTATGCTTTGCTTACAGAATTTTTGCTTGGAGATTGGGTTGGCGTATCAGCTGCAGAAACATGGGCAACATACGATTCAACACAAACATGGGCAACTGCAGAGAATCTAGGACTTGGCGAGATTGATCAACCTGGTCAGTATCTTATGGTCAATCGTGGTTCATCAGAAGATACGATCTATAACATCGCTTCACAGATAGCCAACTCAGCCTTTGGATATTTGTATGAGGATAATGCTGGCAACATTGGATATGCAGATGCAGACCACCGCCAAAATTATTTAGCTGCTAATGGTGCAATTGAGGTTTCAGCAAATGCAGCCATTGGAGCAGGTTTAACCACGACAACGCAGGCAGGTAACATCCGCAACGATGTAGCCTTGAATTATGGCAACAATTTCAATGACCTAGAAGTGGCTTTAGATCCAGTAAGCATTTCCATTTATGGCTACAAATCAGAAAGCATAAACTCAAGCATCAAAAATCAATCAGATGCAGAAAACATTGCTAATCGATACCTGGATCTTAGAGCCTATCCTTACCCAGTATTTGACAGCATCACATTCCCAATCACCAACCCAGAATTGGACGATACAGACCGAGATCACCTTTTAAGCGTGTTTATGGGTCAACCTCTCACCATCACCGATTTACCGCCTCAAATAGCCTCCGAGGGGCGTTTTCAAGGGTATGTAGAGGGTTGGTCATGGAGCACATCATTTAATGAGTTATACCTGACAATCAACCTCAGCCCAATAGAGTTCTCAGCCGTATTCCAACAATGGAATGAGGTCAGTGCATCCGAAGCATGGAACACATTATCAGGTACAATTACCTGGCAGACAGCGATAGGAGTAATTTCTTAACATGGCAAATACCACCAATTACAATTGGGAAACACCAGACGATACCGATCTGGTAAAGGATGGCGCACTCGCCATTCGTACTTTGGGTTCTTCTATCGACACAACTACCAAAGCCCT